TACGGCGGCGGCGCCTACGCGTCCCGCGCCGACCTCGCCACCCGCGAGCAGCAGATCGCGATCGCGGAGAAGGTTCTCGTCGGCCAGGGCATCGGCGCCTGGCCGGTCTGCGGCCGTCGCGGCTAAGGATCGCGACGGCTCAACGGGACAGCCCCACCTCTCCACCCCCGAGAGGTGGGGCTGTCCTGTGTCAACTGAACGACCAACGAGGAGGCCCGGTGAGCGACCGCAACGGTGACGACCAGCTCCTGGTCCCCCTGCCCATCGGCCCCGTCGACAGCTACGGCCGCGCCCGTGACTCCGAGGCCGCGCGCCTCAAGGCGCTCGGTTGGTCCCTCGAGCAGATCGCGGTACGGCTCGAGCTGTGGGTCGACGGCAAGCGAGAGAGCGGTCCCTCACCGGACCGCGCCGGCGCCGCGGTCAAGCGAGCCATGGCTCGCGCCGTGCGGTTCGCCGCGGATGAGACCCGGGCGCTCGAGCTGCAGAGCTACGACGAGCTCGAGGCGATCTGCTGGCGCGAGTTGCAGGCCAACCCCCGCCTCGTGCAGCAGGGTCGGATCATCGTCGACGAGGAGGGGTTCGCGGTCCCGGACAAGCGCCTCCTGATGGAGATCGTCGACCGCATCCTCAAGATCAAGGAACGGCGCGCGCGGCTCCTCGGGCTCGACGCGCCCACCAAGGCCGAGATCCTCACCGTCGACAGCGTCGACGCGGAGATCGCGAAGCTCGAGGCGGAGCTCGCCGAGGCCAAGCGGATCAACCTGACCTAACGATCTAGGTTGACTTCAGGTCAACAGCGGGGGTGAGCACCGTGGTCGACACCCTCCTGGAGGTCAAGCTCGACAAGCTGCGCCGCCTCCGCGAGCTGCAGCAGAAGAAGACCGACATCGACAACGGTGACGGTCACAAGCGCACCTGGCGCGAGACCGCCCGACCCGACCAGCTCGAGCCCGAGGGAAACTGGTTCGTCTGGCTGATCCTCGCCGGCCGCGGCTGGGGCAAGTCCCGCACCGCCGCCGAGCTCATGGCGGAGAAGGCCCGGCGATACCCCGGCTGCCGCATCGCGCTCGTCGCCCGCACCATCGGTGACACCCGAGACACCATGATCGAGGGCGACTCGGGGCTGCTCAACTGCTTCAAGCAGACCGAGCTCCGCGGCGGCAAGATCAACGGCGCGTGGAACCGCTCCCTCGGTGAGCTCTATCTCGAGAACGGCAGCAAGTTCTTCACGTACTCCGCGGAGAAGCCCTGGCAGCTCCGCGGCCCGCAGTTTCACTTCGGGTGGGGCGACGAGTCCTGCTTCTGGGCCGACGCTCACAAGGGCACCGCGGCCGACACCACGTGGTCCAACCTGACCATCGCGACTCGCCTTCCCCGCCGCCCCGACTGGCCGCTCGACTACGTGAGTCGGATCGTCGTCGCCACCACGCCCCGCCCCGTGGCTCTGCTTCGCGTCTCCGACACGAAGCTCGCGACGCCGGGGCTCATGCAGCGCGATAACGTCATCGTCACCCGCGGCCGCACCGTCGACAACCTCGAGAACCTCAGCGACAGCTACAAGGCCAACGTCATCGCCCCGATGCTCGGCACGCAGCTCGGCCTGCAGGAGCTTGACGCCGAGATCCTCGAGAATCGGGACAACGCCTTGTGGAAGCGCGAGTGGCTCGAGAACGACCGCCTACCCGTTGAGGCCCGCGAAAACCTCGACCTCGTGCGCGTCGTCGTCGGCGTCGACCCCTCCGTCACGAGCGGCGAGACCAGCGACCTCACCGGCATCGTCGTCGCGGCCGCGGACCGCGAGGGAAACGGCTACGTCCTCGCCGACTACACGATGCGCGGCACCCCACAGCAGTGCATGCGCCGCGCCGTGGACGCCTACCACGAGTTCGAGGCCGACCGGATCGTCGCCGAGGTCAACAACGGCGGCGACTACATCGGCACGGTCCTCCGCGCCGTCGACAACAACGTGTCGTTCCGGTCGGTGCGGGCGAGCCGCGGCAAGAACACCCGCGCCGAGCCCGTCTCCGCCCTCTACGAGCAGCACCGCATCCACCACGTGGGAATCTTCCCCCAGCTCGAGGACGAGATGTGCACCTGGGCGCCGGGTGACCCCGAGTCCCCGGACCGAATGGACGCCTGCGTCTGGGCGTTCTACGACCTCAAGGACCTCATCGGCGGCTCGTGGCTCGACGCCTACGGCGTCGTCAAGTGTCACCGGTGCGAGAAGCCGTTCACCAAGACCAGCGGCGGCGTCGCCCGCGACAAGTGCCCGCACTGCGGGGCCGGCATCGAGGAGGCCGCGTGACCCAACCGGCTCCCCTGCCCAACTTCTTCCAAGCCATCGCACCCATCGGCTCGCAGTGGGCGCAGAGCTACCAGGTCACCAACGACGACGGCTCCCTGACGAACATCACCAACAAGACGTTTGAGCTCGTCGTTCGCAGCAACCAGTCCGGCGCAACCGTCTTCCTCGTCAACAGCACCGCCTCCACGAGCGCTGGCACGATCACCGTCACGAGCAGCACGTCGACCCTGCAGGTCGTTCTGACCCCCACGGCGACCAACCTGCTCTCGGAGTACGGCGCGAGCTACACGCTCTGGATGGACCCCAACCTGAGTGACGCCACGGCGCTCGTCGCCGGCGTCTTCTACGGCCGCACGGTCGCGCAGCCCTAGGGAGGACCACGGGTGGTCAACGTCACCATCACGACCGCCGGCACCTCCGGCCCCCGCGGCACCGGCTGGCTGTCCGGTACCGGCGCGCCGTCCAACTCGCTCGGCTTCAACGGTGACTTCTACCTGGACACCTCAAACCCGTCGGTGTTCTACGGGCCGAAGGCGGCCGGCGTCTGGCCGGCGCCCACGCAGTTCACCAGCCAGAAGAACAACTTCACGGCAACGCGCAACCCAACGACCACCGATGACGCGTCGCAGGGCTACTCGATCGGCTCGATCTGGATCAACACCAGCACCTCGGCGTACTTCGTCGCCGAGAGCGTCACCGCGAACAACGCGGTGTGGTACCAGAACTACCAGCTGGGCACCACCTCCGGCAGCGCCGCCGCCGGCAATGACTCGCGCATCGTCAACGCACTCCAGAAGGCCAACAACCTCTCCGACGTCGCGAGCGTCAGCGGCTCGCGAGCCAACCTCGGTCTGGGTGGCGCGGCGGTGCTCAACGTCGGCACGACGGCCGGCACCGTGGCGGCTGGCGACGACTCACGCATCGTCAACGCGCTGCAAAACACCACGTTCACGGCCAAGGGTGACCTCGTCGTCGCCCTGAGCGCGAGCGCCCCGGTGCACCTTCCGATCGGCACCGACACGTACGTCCTGACCGCCGACTCGGCGCAGGCGACCGGCGTGAAGTGGGCGCCGGCAACGGGTGGCGGTGCGACGTACCCAATCTCCGGCTACGGGCTCCTGACGGCTAGCGATGACCCGGCCCTGTTCCAGAACGTCTCCGGTCTCGCCAGCGGCACCGTGTTCGGTGCGCGGTGCTTCGTGCCAGCCAACACCGCGCTGTCGACGCTCGTGGCGGCCGTCCGGACCGGTGGCACCTACTCCGCCTCCGCGGTGCCCAACCAACTGGGTATCTACAGCGACAGCGGCACGCAGCTGCAGGTGTCACCCAACGACAACAACCTGTGGAACCTCGCGGGCTGGACCAGCGGTGGCATCACCACGGTCGCCGCGCAGGGAACCGGCCGCTTCGTCTACATCCTCTACATCCTCGGTGGTTTCACGGGCGTCAACGTGCCATACGCCCTCGGCGCCAACGACCTCAACGCCCCGTGGCTCGGCCTCGGCGTCAGCAACGCCGGCAACCGTCGTTCGTTCTACCTCAACGGCCAGGCTGGCCTACCGGCGTCGTTCAACCCAACCAGCGTCGGCACCAACACCGGCTTCATCCCCCTCGTGGGGGCGTACTGATGACGATGCCCGGCGCGAGCCCCTCACCACACTCGCAGCTCGACCTCGCCGCGCTCGCCGCGGTCAGCAGCGCGCAGCGCCTGCTTGGCAGCCAGCCTCGCCTGCCGATCAGCCGAGCGGAGCGCGAGGAGCTCGAGAAGGTCGCCGCCGACGGTGGCCTCTGCCGCTTCTGCGCCGGCATCCACGCCGGCTCCTCAACCCCCGCGTGCCCCAGGCTCGCGAGCGGCAAGCTCAACGGCGACGGCGACGTCGTCGAGTTCACGTACTGGCCGACCTGGGACGCGAGCCGCGTGGTCTATCCCGAGGACGTCGACGATCCCAACGAGGAGACCGAGGAACCGTGAGCGGAGCCGACAGCAGCGCGCCTCCCGGCACGCAGCTCATCAAGTCGGGAACCTGGTTCGACAACGACGTCCAGGTGCGGCCGGGCACCGCCTTCACCTCGCAGCAGCACTACCTGCCGAACCTGTCGACCCAACCCGGCACACCGGATGGAAGCGTGGTCTTCGCGTACGGCGGCGGCCTGTTCGTCAAGGACAGCACCGGCGCCGTCTACACGATGCAGTCACCCTCGCTCGACCAGTCCGCGCCGACGCCGGGGGCGATCACCGAGACCTGCCACCGCTACACGGTCGGCGCGCCGAGCACCCCCAACAACGCCACCCTGTACCTCATGTCGATCACCCTCACCGCCGGCATGACCCTGAGCAACATCGGCTTCTGCACCGGCTCAACCTCCGGCGTCGGCCCCCTCAACTGGTGGGCCTGCATCCTCAACTCGTCCTATCAGCTGCGGGCCGTGACCGCGGACCAGCTGACGACGCCGGTCGCCGCGAACACGTGGTACAAGCTCGCGCTCGCCAGCCAGTACCAGTCTCGTACGACTGGTCAGCACTACATCGGGCTCATGTTCAACTTCTCCGGGACGAGGCCGAGTGTCCTCGCACCCACGTTCAGCCCCTCAGCTCAGTTCATCACCGGCGCCAACGTGCCGACGCCGCTGCTCGGCGGCACCAGCAGCACCGGGTTGAGCACGCCCGGAACCGTGGGAACGACCACCTACATCGCGCCCACCGCGATCGGCCCCACGTTCTACGCCTACTGCTCGTGAGAGGAGCCCCGTGACCCCACGTGACGAGCTCATGCTCAAGCTGCGCCTGATCAACGACGCGCAGGAGCGGGGCGCCACGTGGGCCGAGATCGCGAGGGCGCTGGGGTACGCGAGCGCGAAGGCGCTCAAGAACGAGGTCAAGGTCACGGCGCGACGACTGCAGCGCGAGCTTTGGGCCGAGGCTGAGACGGGGGTCACCGGTGGCGTCAACTAGGTCCATCCTGCGCGCCGCGCGGTACTCACCCGGCGGCGCCCGACCCACGCCACCGCCGCAGGGCACCGGCGCGATCTCACCGCTCGCGATGCAGCTGGCTGACCAGCACGGCTACGCCAACGCCTACGCCGGCTTTCTGCCGCGGCCAACCGCGACCTTCACGCAGGGCGCGTTCGGGCCGTTCAGCCCGATCTTGCCGGTGCCGGTCGACGAGCCGGATCCCGCGTCCGGCCGCGCCGACCCTCGCCGCGAGGAGTACCGCGTCGGGTGGAACCTCCCCGTCGGCACGCCCGGCTCGGAGGGCCTCAAGCTCGCCAGCTTCAGCACCCTGCGGACCCTCGCCGACCTCTACTCCGTGGCCCGGGCTTGCATTCAGCTTCGCAAGTCGGAGATCCGCGGCCTCGAGTGGGACATCCTGCCCACGCAGGAGGCGGCCAAGGCCAACCGCGGCGACAAGGCGTGGTTCAAGGACTTCGGTGAGCGCCGCGCCAAGGCCAAGAAGTTCTTCAAGCGGCCCGACCCGGACTACTACAGCTGGAGCACGTTCATCGACGCCTTCCTCGAGGAGGTGTTCGTGTTCGACGCCCTGTCCCTGTTCCTCCGGCCGAAGCGCGGCCGTGGCATGCGGAAGGGCCTGCTCGGCAGCGACCTCGACAGCCTGAACCTGATCAGCGGCCCGACCATCCGCCCGCTCTACGACATGCACGGCGGCTACCCGGCCCCGCCGGCGCCGGCCTACCAGCAGTACCTCTACGGCGTCCCCCGCAGCGACTTCATCAAAATGCTGACGGACATGGACATCCAGGATGGCGGCCTCCGCGGCAGCGAGGTCGGCCAGTTCCGGGGCGACCAGCTGCTGTACGTGCCGATGGTTCCTCGCCGGTGGACGCCGTACGGCTTCCCGCCCATCGAGCGCGCGATGATCCCCGTCCTGTCCGGGCTGCAGAAGCAGGGCTACCAGCTCGACTACTTCCGTGAGGGCACCGTCCCGGCCGTCTACATGTCGCCCGGCGACGAGAACATGACGCCGAACCAGATTCGGGAGCTGCAGGACGCG